CGATAAAATCGAGGACAGATGGCGATCAGGTAGAAAGAAGGCAGCAGAAGCTGCTGGACTCAAGCTGGTCGTTAAAAATGTGTAACCACGGTGTCATATCCCAATCCATATCTTTTCCCGCATCGTGGTTATGCAAATGGAATACAAGACATCTAGGAAATTAACTCAAGAAACTATTGAATATGCTGCGGAAATGGATCCAATGGAGCGTAATGGTTTTATAGATTTAATTTCGGATCAGTATCATATAGCAAGGCACCGCAAATATCCTAAACGAGAGGTTAAGAAATTTAGTGATTTGCTCACCAAACTTGTTAAAAAATTTGGGAATTAAATTAGCTATGGAACTTATTAAGGAAAAACCTTTAAGTGAACAGCGATTATTCCAAGCTATCATTGTCCAGGCGTTAGAGGACGTGATGAATATATCTAGTTTTAAAAAAGAAGCGTATTGGAAGGAAGATGCCTACAAATGGTTTTATAAAAATTCAGTAGACTTTCAGGATGTTTGTTGGGCAGCCGATATGGATCCTGAATTGATACGTGGAGAGTTTTTTAAGTTAATAAAAATTAAAAAAATTAGATTTTCAAAGATGCAGACTCACTGGTTGAATTACAGAGAGTTATATAGATTATATCGAGAGGCAGGATCTAAGGAGGAGAGAAGAGAGATTAAAAAAAGAATTGATCATGAAAATTTAAAAAGAAATGAATAGTCATGGTGGGTGAATTTTTATGTAACCTGGGGTTAGCAAGAGAGCAAGATAGATAACCCCAGGAGTAACTAATAAGAACCTAAGAAAGTTCATGTCAAAACTGTAACATAAAATGTAAAAATGAACAAGGGATAACGGCCACCGAAAACCGAACCAGTTAATGTTTCCGATGACCGTAGATGTTTATAAAGCATTTTTACTATATAGATATTCTAGAGTAATTAAAATAAAAAAGTGTTCAGAGGGTAATAGTGGTGTATCTGGTGTATCCGAAGAAGAATAATGTATATATATCAATACTTTAAGTGTGTTTTTATGGTGTATCTATGGTGTATCCATGGTGTATCTGGGATACACCACTCTTGCGGAGCAGCTGTCAGTCGACTTAGGGGATATAGTCATAGGTCTGAAAAATCTATATAATATAAATTATGATTAAAAAGTTAATATTCAATACTGCTAAAGAACAGTTTAGAAAAGCTCTAAGAACTCATAAAGCATCTGTGCGTAGAAATAAAAAATCTAGGGGTTTAACTCCAATTATGGATTATGGATTACTTAAAAATAAAGTTAAGCGAGATATAAAAAATACTAAATTTATGGATAAGGCTGCATATAAAGCAGCGCCAAAAACTAGAAGTATACCTAAAGGTGGACCAAGACCTAGATTATTCGGTAAAGCCTATGCATCAGATAAGGCAGGCAAAAGATCAATGTTAATTCCAATGATGACTAAAAAAGAAAGAGCAGCAAACCAAGAAGCTATTTCTCAATCTGTCAGAAAATTTATGAAAGAAAGAATTGGACGTAAAGCAGCTGGTGGTGTAATGGTTAAGAAAATGTTAGTTGGTGGATTACTCACAAAAGGAATTAAATACGGCTATAAGCAATATAGAAAAGCTGGTGGTAGAAGTATTATAGAAATTATGAGAAGTGGTATCAAAGGTGCTGGTAAAAGATCAGATGCAAAAACAGATGTAAAGTTTGGTATTAAAATGCATGGTGGTAGCAAACTTACTACAAGAGATAAAACCAAATTAAGATAATGCCTGGTGGATTAAAAAAGAAAGAGCTAAGAACTGATTTAGATCTTACTCCAAAACAAAAAATGTTTGTAGAAATTTTAGTTAAGGATTGGGGATCAATTACACAACATGAAGCTTTAAAAAGAGCTGGTTACGATTGTAAAGATGAGAATAGTGCAAAATCAACTGCATCTCAATTACTTTCAAGAAAAACAAGTCCTCACGTTGCAAAGTATTTTGATAAAAGATTTGATCAAGAATTAAAAAAATATGAAGGTGACAACCTTAGACGATTTAAAAGATTAGATAGAATTTCAGATAAAGCAGAAAAAGATAAACAATACGCTGCTGCAATTAATGCTGAATATAGATCTGGTCAATTAGCCGGTGCTTACGTTGATAGAAAAGAAGTCAGAGTAAGTGGTTTGGAGGGTATGTCACGTGAAGAACTTGAAAACAAACTTAAGGAGTTATCCCAAAAGATCGATGGGTATAACGCCAAGACAGTTGAAGTCACAGACGTTTCTGAAGAAAGCTAGTTGGTCTGAGTTTATAAAATTGTTTAATAAAAAACATAACTCAATGTTTACAAGTGTAGGTGTTGTAGAGGTAAAGGTTGATGAGAAAAAAAATAGCAATTCCTAAAAAAACCAAAAGCGAAATAGAAAAATATCCAATGGTTTCTGTGGAATGGTTTGATATCGTCTCGGATAGCTCGTGGACTAGCTTTGATTCATTAAAAAAATCTAACTTAGCCACCTGCATCACCAAAGGTCATCTTCTCAGTCAAGCAAAAGGTGTTACAAGAATCTTTGGAGATTACTCATTTTCAGACAATGGAAAAGATATTGAAAGTATCGGTAATACTACTATTATTCCTAACTCAGTGATTAAAGAAATAAAAAAGTTAAGTTAATTTATGTCAGGAAAAAATCCAGAAAGCAGACTTTGGCAAAAGGTCAAGGAAGGACTTAACCAAATGTTTTTAACTCGCATAGAATCTAGCTCAATCAATGGAATACCAGATGTACATGGTGTGCATAAACAAGGTGTTTTTTGGATAGAATTAAAATCTGATAAATCAAATTATCCTAAACTAAATCGATGGCAAATTGTTTGGATTAACCGATATGTAAAGGCTGGTGGAACTGTATTTTTACTTCATGAGAACTTGGGTAAGACCCTCTCTGAAAGACGTCTTAAACTGTACAGACCGGTGTCACTGTTCACTGATCCTCGTTCCCTTGTCCCTCGTTTCTCGTTCTCGTTTCCTTATCAATGGCCCACGGTCCAGCAGCGCATCCTTCAGGAGCTGGTGCAGCGTGATCCTGAACAGCAGGTGGCGTAGTTCTCGTTCTCGTTTCCTGGCCACGTTACATTTTACCTCTTTGTTAACGTGGCCTGGTAACGGGACCAGGCAGCGTAGCTCTCGTTTCTCGTTCTCGTTTTATGACAAACCTCGTTCTCGTTTACTGGTCACTGGTGAGCCCCCGCAGCGTAACTTCTCAGGGGGGTCTGGGATCTCCTTCGCTGTAAAAGTTCTGTTTGACTGATATCCCATGATGTCGTATGGTCAGACTAAACAAAGGAGAAACAATGGCAATAGATTTCGATGCCCTCGATCTCGTTCGAGGAGAGAACAAAGCTCGTTCATACAACAAGAGAGTAGATGAGCTACAGCAGCAGGTGACTGAGCTCACCACGCTGGTAGAAGCTGTGGTAAAAGAACTTCCTATGGAAAAGAAATGGTCGTTTGAAGAAAGATTAAAAGAAATCAAAGAAAGGCCTTGACATATATCCCATCAGGTCTTATGTAAGGTCTGATGATTATCATTTACACAACAGCAATATATCTGGCCATCTTATTTGGCACAGGTATTATTTCATTAAATATATAAGGAGAGCAACATGGATAAAGAAAAAGCGATTCAAGAGACAGTCCCACACAACGATGTCGAAGAGGCCAACAAGCCTGAAGAAGGAAAAGTATATGCACTGACTGGTGGCCGGGGCACGCGCTGCATTGCAAATGGTAACACGTGGAAAGAGTCGGAGGTGAAGGATGACTGATGAACTGAAGGAATGGTTTCTGATGCCAAGCATAAAGGAATGCCTCGCTGAGTACGAAAAGCAGGACATAGGTTTAATTGCAGACATTGCTAAGCACGGCTGCGCAGGTGGCGTTGCCGGTATCACGTACTACTCGGAAACAATTGCGTTTCATGATCACCATCAGGAGGAGATCTGGCAGCTGGTCCAGGACCACGCGGATGCAGCTGGACTGAAGAACGGTGAGTTTCTACAGCACATATCCGAAGATCCAACCTCGCTAACTGGATTGGTTAACGATCTCGTTTGGTGGGCGGTTAAAGTTCGGGCCCAGGAGCTGCAAGAACTGGCACCTGCAGCTGGAGCTGAAGCGTGACCTTCGTTGTCGTTTGGCTGTGCCTTCTGTTTATGTTTCCCAGTTTTACATTAGCTGGCACTGGGATCCTGATGCTCTCGCTCGTTGGTATACTCTGATACCCACATGTCGTCTCGTTTCTAGAGCTGGATCCAGGCAGCGTAACTTACTCTGACGGAGTACAGGACTGGCGCTGGGAAATCAGCGTGGTAAAGCTCGGTCTCGTTTGAGCAAATGGATAACATCTGTGTTGGATTACTATGGAGTTTGACCCCCGTGCAGACGCACCTGCTGGTAAAAAGGTTAGGGTTTCTAGTTTAGAATAATTCTAAAAGATAATAGTTGCATTGATATATGGGATTTGATAAGAGATAGAACAAACTAACAAATAGGAGAAAAGTTATGGGACTAGATCAACACGCACACCTTCGAGGTCAAAAGGTAGATTGGGAACAATACTATTCTGATGATGATTACGGAGATAAAGAAAATGTTTTTGTGTGGAGAAAACACGCAAGACTACAACAGTTCATGGCGAAGAAGTGGGACGAACAAAACGCACACCATGAACACGAGGGACACCTTTCACATTTAGGTTTTAATGGAGATTGTGAAGCCCCTTGTTATATGACCGAAGAAGTCGTCAAAGAGTTAGCCGAACAAATTCAAGAGGGCTTTAAGGACTACGTTGCCGAAGACGGATTTTTCTGGGGGCAACAGTTTCAAGAGGATAGTGTTAAAGAGTACAAGGAACAAGATATCAAGTTCTTGAAATTTTGTGAACAAGCTATCAACGAGAAAAAGGTCGTTGAATATTGGTGCAGTTGGTAATGCCGAAAGATATTAAACGAGGCGACAATGTCGCCTCGCCTCGTTCTCGTAGTGCCAAGTTTGATAAGGATAAGACTAAACAACAGCAGGGGACGGCACGGGAAGAAAAAATAATATCAATAATAACTGATGAGGACACAAATGCTTTTAGTGGTTTTGCTAAATTTTTGGAACAGCACTTTAATGAATATCTTGAAAAAGAAATTAAAAAAAAGTTAAATTAACTATTGCATAAGATTTGATAAGATATATAAGAATAGGGCAATCATAAGATTGTATAACTTAACAAAGAGGT